CCTTTAGATAACCATTGATCGTAACTAGCCCATATAGGTGTATCAAATTTTTGTACCATTGAAGATACTCCCAGTATTAAGCGATTAATACCTTGATAAGGCTTATCGGATATGAAATTCTTATCCGCTGTAGAATCCGCGCGCCATGGTTTAATCCATGGTATCGCGCCGCGCTCCAGCTCTGAAATAATGCTATTGGTTACTTCATCATATATAACGTTACTCATTTTAAATACTCCCATAGTTAGTTTAGGTGTATTTATATTATATGATTATAGGATTATAGCAAGTATTATTTTATTTATTTTGTGATTTATTTTACTTATTAAGATTATTGGATTATAGGATTAGCGCTAACCCATATATAAAATATATTATATATATTATATATAAGATATATATCTATTTATATATTTATATATTTAATATATAAGCGTTATGTAAAATAGATATCGGAGAAGGTAACCGTCAAGCCGTCTTCTACGATTTTACATAATATGGGTTGCTATCCAGCATATAAAACATATTGCATAGCTACTATATAACTTATATCTATATGAGATATGGTAACTGGTACATATATCAAATATATATATGCTATGAATTGGTAAAGTGAATGGACATTGGACTCTGTGGTGACGAGACCCACTCGCATCTTCCCCCAAAAAAAATATGGGTTTTTCCCTTTATGGTCTATGCGTGATGGCGTAGATGTGTTTTACCTTTCGGAAAGTAGTTGCATATTCTAATTAGATGTATATAATGATTAGAGTAGTATCTTTATTAACTAATTAGAGAGGTGATAATGAGTATTGAATTAACATTGGACCAGAAACACGCTATTACTAAACAAGACTTAATGGACATTTACCTGGATCAAATCAATTGGGCGGTATCACAACAATTACCCCCGGAAAGTGAATTGATTGAGTCTTTAGAAGAAGTCATTAGATTTATGTCAACAGCAGATGAATTTAATATCTTTATGAGTAAGGCACAGGCTATCGCTATAGAGGACTAATATGATTACCGTAGAAAAGAATGTAGAATTACCTGTAACAAGGGTAAGGAATAGCTATCCCTACAAACAAATGGAAGTAGGTGATAGTTTCTTTGTGGATAATACCAAGATGCAAATTGTATGTAACGCCAATTACAGAGCTAATAAATCATTGAGCAAGAAGTTTATAGCCAGACGTGAAGGTAATGGTGTAAGGGTGTGGCGAATTGTATAACAGAGAACAATGGGATTTATTGAACTGGGTGTTTCCAGTCACTCTCATTGGACCTCTTTATTTTTTAATTATTTATTATTTATGGAAGCAGGAGCGTATGACACAAGCTAAAGACTTAACAGAAGAATTAATCAACAAATCTATGTCAGATCAAATCAAGGCTGTGGATGACAAAACCAAACGTGAATACATGGAACGTATTTGGAATATGGATAAGGCTCAAATCTTCCATGAATTGATGCGTGTGCATGGTGAGTCTGCAAAACTACTTATGGCAGCCGAAGAAGAACTATCTCGTTTAAAAGGTTTTGTGTCTAAAGACGAACTACATTAGGAGTTGTTATGGGGATAACAAATCAAGAGCAAGAAAAGAAGTGGGCGGAAGAACTACGTCATTACAGAACCATGATGAAAATGGAAATGACGAATGTGCTTAATTGTGACAACGCTGACGAAAAAAGAAACCTCGCTAAATCCTGGAAAGAAAAATACTCCACTATCTTTTATAAAGAGTTAGTTAATCTAGCTAAAGACAAACAAGCAAGAGTAAAAGTCGCTATGTGGGATATAGATAATTTTGATAAACAAATTACCAAATAAAAAATATAAAATTATTTATGCTGATCCGCCTTGGGATATTAAATTAATATCAAGGAAGGTTAGACCTAAACAATTAGATATGCCTTACCCAACCATGAAATTGGAAGATATATGTAACATGCCTATTCAGTCTATTGCAGACCAGGATGAGTGCCATTTGTTTTTATGGACTACACATAAGTTTTTACCTAAAGCATTTGAAGTAATTGATAGGTGGGGGTTTAAATATAACTGTACAATTACTTGGAACAAGACTTATGGATTTACACCATTTAGTTTTATGTGGTCTACTGAATTTTTGTTATATGCACAGCTTAAAGACAAATGGGTTAGACAACCTGGTATAGGTAAATTTAAAACTTGTTTTGAGCATAAACCATTAGGACATAGTGTCAAACCGCAATTATTTAGAGATGTAATAAAGGGATTCTGTGGTGACAAAGAAGCTATAGAATTATTTGCAAGACAACGAGTAGACGGATGGGATGCGTGGGGAAATGAAATTTAATCAAGAATTGTTTTACAAGTTTTGTTCTGAATTAAAGATTGAAACTAAAGAACAAGGTTTAAGGAAGATGAATAATCTTCTAGGTACTCAAACTTATGTAATGAATGAAATTGCAAAAGGTTTAGAGGATGATATTCATTTTTTTGTGATCTTAAAGGGGAGACAACTTGGAATTACCACAATTAGTTTGGCATTGGATTTATACTGGCACTTCACGCACCCAGGTCTGCAAGGTACGCTTACCACAGACACGGAGGAGAATAGAGATATGTTTAGATCTACCCTCTCTATGTACATGGAAGGCTTACCCAAAGAATATCGTATCCCACTCTTGGCTCACAATAGAAATCAACTCTCCCTTAAAAACAGAAGTAGACTGTTCTACCAAGTTGCGGGTCTCCGAGCTAAAGGATCATTGGGTAGAGGAAAAGCGATCACTTACTTGCATGGAACAGAAACATCTTCATGGGGAGACGAAGAAGGTTTGGCTTCGTTACTAGCCTCTCTGGCAGAAACAAACAAGGATCGTTTATACATCTTTGAATCTACGGCTCGTGGCTTTAATATGTTTCACGATATGTATACGACTGCTAAAAAAGCTCGTACACAACGTGCCATCTTTTGTGGTTGGTGGCGTAATGAACTTTATGCTGCAGACCCAGACTCGTCTGTCTATAAAGTGTATTGGGATGGCAAACTTACCCCTGAAGAAAAAGAATGGACTAAAGACATTAAAAAACTTTATGACGTAGAAATTAATTCTCGTCAAATGGCATGGTGGCGATGGAAAATGTTTGAAGGTATTAAAGACGATTCTTTAATGTACCAAGAGTTTCCTCCTACAGAAGATTATGCGTTTGTAATGACAGGTACAAGTTTCTTTTCTAACTCACGTTGTACCGATGCGTTTAAGAAAGCTAAATCTAAATCATACGATAGTTACCGTTACATATTTGGTGCAAACTTTCCAGATACCGAAGTGATTAAATCTACTGAACGTTTAGCTACTTTAAAGGTTTGGGAAGAACCCGTAGACACTGCATACTATGTCATTGGTGCTGACCCTGCTTATGGTAGCTCTGATTGGGCGGATCGTTTCTGTATACAAATCTATAGAGTCTATGCCGATGGTTTAGATCAAGTAGCAAGTTTCGCAACAAGTGAAATGAATACATATCAATTCGCTTGGGTCATAGCCCACCTAGCGGGGGCTTATAAAAACTCAACGCTTAACTTGGAAGTCAATGGTCCGGGTCAAGCTGTCATTAATGAATTAAGAAATCTTAAACGTCAAGCAACTTCTTTAGGTGGTGCTATGGGTGCAGAGCTTATGAATGTGTACGGCTCAATGCAAAACTATATTTGGAGACGTAACGATACTTTAGGTGGCGTCTCTAATTCTATTGGTTGGTTAACGACCGCTGCCACTAAAGAACGTATGTTGACTTATATGAAAGATTACTTTGAACGTAACATGATGAACATTTATGATATAGATACGATTGATGAAATGAAAACAGTCGTACGTGATGGCGGTAGTATTGAAGCTACAGGTCGTAACAAAGATGATCGTGTGATTGCAAGTGCATTAGCTTGTGCTGCGTTTGCTGAACAAGTACAACCACGTTTGATTGCACAAAAGATTACACGAGCTATTTCTGAAGTACAAGAAAACTTTACTGCAGAAGAATTAGGTGTAGGTCGTAACGTTTCTGATTATTTAAAAAAGATAGGAATATATGGACAATAATAAATTTAAACAATACGAAGATGCTGCTTACAAAACTGTATATGCAGAACCCGAAGAAACTTTCCACAGGAAACTGATTCCAAAAATGGTCACTGATTACATACCTCAATTT